TTAGTGCAGGTCAAAACTTATTTGGCACAGGCGGATTTTCAGGTTTTGGGAATACAAGTAATAACAGCGGCGGAGACTTTTTTAGTAGCTTCCTTGACGGTCTTGGTGGTAGTTCAGGGAGGAATCTTACTACAGGTGTCTTAGGAGGTCTTAATACAGGATTGGCTTTTAATACAGCCAATCGCACCACAGAAGCTGCTTTAGAAACTGCTAAAGGGCAGCTAGCATTTGCACAAAATGCACAAAGGGAAGCAACTCTTGCTCAGTTAGCTAATAATGCTCTTAATATAGATGCTCAATTTGGTTTTGGCGCTAATGCAAACTTTTTGCGTGCTAGTGAAGCTGATCGGGTAAGAAGGGATAGAGATCGTATAGCTGCGGCACAAGCGGCTGAGTTCGCTAACACTCCCGAAGCGAGAGAAGCGCAGCGTTTCCAAAACCGGTTAGCGATTCAAAGAGACGTTGCAGGTAGAATAGCACAAAGCCGAGCGATGTTCGGGTCGTCGTCCCCCCTCGACAACGCAATCTTATTTTCTTAAGGAGTTAAAAAATGACTGCTTTACTTGGCGCTGTTGCTGCTCCTTTAATCGGAGGTGCGGTGAGTAGTATATTTGGAGGATCGAAGAGCAGCGGAGGATCAGTCTCTGATGTTTTCGAGCCAGAGCCGAATGAGAAATTAGAGGAAATTGTAGATTCAGCATTTGGGGGACTAGATGCAGCAAGAAATTTTGGCAATTCTGCGTTTACCACTTCACCACAACGACAACAAAACGCTCTTGCTAATTACGAAGATTACAGGAATAATTTACTCTTTGGTGTTCAAACAGGAAGAGTTGGACCCACTACAGCTGGATTACAATTACAGAACTTTATTCAGAGCAACGATTTATTCGATTTAGATGAAAGATTTGGTGATGATTTAAATGCAATAAACAGACTATACAGTAAATCTGTTGTACCTAAACAAAATGAAGAGCAAGTAAAAAGAGCGGTTGAAAATGTTTTAGGCCGAGAAGCCACGGGTAATGAAATACTTAAGTACACGGCAAGATTTGAAGGGGGAATTCCTGGATACGATTATCAATCACTGTTAGGAGACCTTTCACAAACTCAGGAATATAAAGACAAATTCGGAACAGGCGGAGCTCTTGATGCGTATTATGATTCATATTATGGTAAACGACTTACAGAAACTGTTGCTGTTCCAGAAGGAGAGCAACAAGAGTATCAGCGTCCTTCTTTAGACGCAATTCGTAAGCGTTATGGACTCGGTGATGATTTTGGTGGTTATGACGTTTTAAAAGCAAGGCAAGCAGGATATTCAGATGATGAGCTACTTGATTATTTAAAACAAAATCCAAATTACCTTGCAGGTGATAATGTAGTCGGCGGCTCAAAGGATATGATTCGTGAACTTGAGAGAGGTTCTCTTAAGTTAGTAGACACATACACAGGTAAAGGTCTAGTACCTATTGACAGAGGTGAAACACCAGGCTTTAAATACCAAGAAGCTATAGGCCCTACACGTGAAGTTATCACTGACGATCGTGAATATAGATTTGCTCCTGACAACTTTACAAAGAGAGCACGTCGTAGAGCAGGATTAAAACCAATAGAAGACTTTACGTTCACTGGTACGATTGCTGAAATTGAAGATTTTCAACAGCAACGTCGCGATGAACGCAAGTATTTATATAACTCTGGGTTAACAAGTCTACAGGGCGATATTGATAAGAGTCTTCAAAATATTAAAGATCTAGGAAGAGAACGGCTTGCTGTTATCCAGGGACAGTACGGAATGGTCCAGGGATTAGCTGCAGGTTTGTTTAGTTAGAAAAATAAACTTATTGTATAATTAGTTTGTAGTTTCTAGAAACACAATCATGTCCAGACAATACAGCACCGATGAGAGATTGTCAGCGCTTGAAAATGATCCAGGCTTTCAAAGGCTCAGTAGGCAGCAGCAAAATGACCTTCGATTTAGCATCGTTCAAGACGAGTATGGCCCTAGTTTTGACCGTGGGCAGTTCAACTTCCTTCTGAACCGCCTGACCGGATCCAAGATTCGCCAGAACCGTGACGCACAGGCTCAAGAGCGTCAGAACATCTACTCACGAGGCCTTTCCAGTATGTTCGGTAACTTCTAATTCCGATCGATAAATGAGTCATGGCATCCAGTAATGTTGTCGACGCATTTTCGGAAGAGGAAAACAAATTTGGAGGAAAGAGTGAAGAACTCTTTAGTCCTGAGCAGCTTGATAGATATCAACAAGCTTATGACTTAGCCTACCGATTTGGCGAACGTAAACTCAGAGAAGAAGGTGCTCAAGAAAGACAAACAATCGAAAAAGGTGCCTCAGAACAGCGTAAAACCGAGCGAACACAAGAAGCTCGAGACAACGCTCAAGCACGACGAGCTTATAAGTTCTGAGGTCTTTTCTCACTTTGTAGAGAACTTGGATTCTTCTACAAGAGAGACTTTCATGTCTTTTGCTTGTGACAAGTATTCGGTTGTAGAAATTTACATATACGCACGGTTCCTTGGCTACAAAGGAACCGTTGCGGATTGTGATGTTTGGGTAACTTCACTTTTCGATAAGCCTGATCATATACATACTCTTTTATTTCAGATCAATGAAATGACAGAGGATGTACGTAAATTACGTGAAGATGTTGAAAGCGGTTTAATTAAAAGGGATGTAGGTGTTGCCAGGAATGCTCAAATGCAGCGTGAGATTCGAGGCAACATCGCCCAGGTTGAAGAATTTACCACAATGAAAGATAGAAAGGGGTTATTGCTTGCCGGAGCAGATAGGGCCATCCGTGAATTGCTTGCAATTTTTAAAGATGACCCTATCTCTATTCCGTTAGAAGAAGCTTCAATGGCAGTATGGGCGAGAATGCAACTTGAAGAATAGTTGTTATAATATAAATAAATACAGTATTTAAGATGGGCCAGTCAAATCAACGTGCTCGTGATAACACTTACGAGAATTTACAAAACCTGATGCTAGAGCGTCAAGACGCTGCATCAACTGAAAATTTTGGCATGTACAACACTCCCGGGGATAGTGCTGAAAACCCCATGAATACAGTTGTGGGAGAAGGAAATAACACCGGAGGCATGCAAGGAACAAGCATGAAGCGAACTGATTTTGCTAATCAGCTAAATGCTGCCCTTGGTGATATGGGAGGCCCAGAGCAAGGAAAGGCACCGGGAATGGCACCGGGAATGGAAGAAGAAGAAGAAGAAGTTGAAGGTATGGACATGGGACCTGGAAGGGCAAATCGTGAAGCACGCCGCAGAATGCGATAATTAATTTTATTGTTAAAATTTCCTTATTCTTTGTTAGTGTAGAAGAATAGGGAATTTTTTATGCCTTCTTATAGTTATCAAGCATATCGTAGAAATGCGCGTGCAGCTGCAGCAAGGCAACAAATTAAACCCAACAAAAATATCGAACAACTTGAAAAAGCGCGTGATGATTTTGGTTACTTTTGTGAGTATGTAGCAGATAAACCGCCAGCATCACATCATAAAGAATGGAATAAACAGTTTATTACTCGACTGGATACACAATGCTTATTAAAAATAGGCGGACCAAACATTGATCTTCTTGCACCAAGAGGCTCTGCTAAATCTACTGTCTTAGGTTTACTAACTGCGTGGGCTATTGGTATTCACACGACTGCAGGTAAGCCTTTACAGATACTCTATCTTTCTTACACAGTAGATATTGCACGCTCTAAATCTGCGACAATTAAAAGAATAATTGAAAGTAAGAAATATCAAGAAGTTTTTCCGAAAGTTAAGTTACTTAAAAACGTAACTTCCAATGAGTACTGGTCAATTGATCATAGATTTGCAGGAATTGATACTACAGGCGAAGAGCAATTTACTTTATGCGCAGCTGGCCTGAAAGGATCCGTTACATCAAAACGTTCACATTTGGTCATGATTGATGACCCCATTAAATCAGCATCTGATATTGCCAATCCAGATGTTAGAAAACAAATGGAAGATAACTGGAATGCAGTTATTGCACCAACGATGTTTGAAGGAGGTAGAGCTATTTGTTTAGGCACTCGTTTTCGGCATGATGATATTCATGCAACCACATTCAATGAGAATAATAATTGGAATCAAGTTGTGCTTGCTGCTATAAACACTGATGAAGAAACAGGAGAGCAGCTTAGTTATTGGCCTGAATTTTGGTCAATTGATTATTTATTAGAGAAGAAAAGACAGGCACCCGTTTCATTTAGTTTTCAGTATATGAATCAAATTGTGAGGCAGCATGAGCTTTCCCTTGCCCCAGAGTTAGTAGTCAAGGCTGAAATTGCTACTGAATTCGATTCACTCGCTGTCGGAATTGATTTGTCTTCAGGCGTTAAAGAAAAAAATGATTTTACAGTCATGGTCTTAGGAGGAAGAATTGAGGATCGAATACACATTATTGATTACCGTCGACTAAGAGTAATGGGTAATTTAGAAAAATTAGATGCGTTAAAAGAGATGTTAGTTGATTGGAATAT